AACGCAGTGCGATATTATCTCTTGGGTGGCAAGCGCCGCCGTCTCCCATGCCTGCTTTCATATATCCTGGACCCATAATACGCTGCTTAGACTGCGCTAGTGCGTCTGTAACAACATCTACGTTGATGTTGCCCTGCTTAACTGCAACGTCTTGTATCATGTTTACAAGACCTATTTTAGCACTGATAAATGTATTATAAAATACTTTGATGCACTCGCACTCGTCCCAAGTGCCAATTACACAGCGTGGATCATTTTCCATTATTGTTTTATAAAAGTCTACAAGCTCTTTGGCGTCACCTGTTTCGGTTCCATCTTCTGTACCTATCATTAACATTTCAGGATTGACCATATCCCATGCAACTGTGCCCATTGCAATCAAATAAGGATTATAAATAAATCTAGTATTAGGAACTAAATCAACAAACTCTCTACGAACTGTTCCTGGTAATACTGTGCTTATAAGTACAAGTAATTGATCTTTATTCATATGTTTGTTACATTCTTGTAACACTTGTTTAACAATGTCATACCCAAAGTCTTTTGGTTCTAGATGCGCAGTTGGCGCTCTACCATCGTATTCAGGATCATGCGGAGTAGGAACAGCAACAAACACAATGTCACATCCGTTAATGGCTCCCTGTACAGTAGGAAACATTGTAACATGCTTGCTACTATGTTTTACAACATCATATCCTGTTACGTTGTGTCCTTTTTGTGCAATAGTTTCTGCACATGGCATTCCTAACTTGCCTGTTCCAATAAACGCAATTTGCATTCTACATTCTCCATAAGGTTTACATAGTAGTTATCTTTAAATACAATGTCCGGAACAGCAATGCGGCTTCTTGCAATGTTTATAGCGTGTTGTCTATTATAATTAAGAATTTCTTTCATGCTATTATTTGTAGCATTAAAGTCAATAGTCGACAATCTTTTTAACTCTTTCATAATCATATCACAGCGAGTGTCATTTTTTTTAATTACATCAAACGAATAATCTATAATATCATGATGCATTTTAAATCCTATTTTTTCTAAATATGCATGTGACCCTGGGTATCCCCAAATAATAAAAGGTTTTAATCCTATTATAGAATTATAAGTTTTTTCAGTAATAAAAGGCGACCAAATATTTGATTCGGTAACTACGTTTATTAAACTACTATACATCTGTTCTGGAAAGAGTTCTTGTTTTGGCGGATTTTGTTTTCCATCTAAATAAACCTTTTTCGGGGTCCAGTATTCAAATTGTTTTATAATATGAGCATCAACATAATGCCAAGAAATAAAATTATCCTTTATTAAATCATGTTTTGCTAATTGATCTACAAAAGTTACCCGATAAGGATGTGCGCGATGATTCATGCAAGTAAATAAATTAGTAATAGGTTTGTTTTGTATACTAAAATCTTCCCAACTTTGTATTGTGTAATACAAGAAATAGTTATCCCAAAGATGAAGTTTCACATTTTTACAATCAAGTAAATTAGTATGCTTTTTATGAAAATCAAGCGAAAAAGATCCAAAAACTATATCTGCTGTTTTAGCCCGAGACATATATGGTCGATAATCGCATCCGTACATTATTTCAAATTCTTCGGGACATAAAAGATAAACAGAATCATCGTTTGTAACAGTATCCATAAAAGTAGGGAAGGGAACGTTCTCCCATATACGCCAAGTTTTATTTTTTTCCATGTTATGATTCCTACGATAAATATAAAGTATTTATGGAGATTAGCATGTACACACAAGGTAATATCGAACAGTGCTGGAACGATGAGTATAAGTCCTTTACGTTTGTCAAACAACCAATCACTAAAGAAGAAATAGACAATTGGAGGGCTGCTGGATACGACCACGAAAACTTTACAGGAAATCTTTACGATAATAAAAATCCTATGCCAGAATGGACACAGGTAATTGCTGATCAATTTCCTTTCTTGAGTGATAAAACTTTTACAATTTATAGAATGGATACTTTAGAAATTATGCCAACACATACAGATCATTTTAGAAGATATTGCGAAATATTTGATGTTAATAAATCTAGTGTACGTAGAGTTTTAGTCTTTTTAGATAACTGGAAACCGGGACATTATTTTGAAGTAGCAGGAAAAGGTATTGTAAATTGGCGTGCTGGTGATTATTGTATGTGGGATCCTGAAGTAGATCATGCTGCTAGTAATATAGGAATAGAACCTAGATATACGTTGCAGATGACTGGTCATGTTTAACAAGGTTAAAGATTTTGAAGTTGAAATAGCAGCGTTCTACGGAGCGCCATATGCAGTAGCCGTTGACTGCTGCACTCATGCTATTGAATTATCATTAATATACACTAATGCAAAGAAGGCATATTGTCCTCAATATACATATCTATCTATTCCTATGACCTTTATAAAACTTAATCTTGACTGGTGCTTTAATGATAGTAAATGGCACGATTATTACTACGTTACAAATAGTATTATCGATGCCGCTGTATATTGGAAGAGAGATAGTTATATTGCTGATACATTTATGTGTTTAAGTTTTCAATTTAAAAAACATTTATCGTTAGGTCGAGGAGGAGCTATTTTATGTAGCAACTATAACGAGTATATTGCTCTAAAAAAGTTAAGTTATGACGGACGATTACCCGACGTTCCATGGATGAGCCAAGATATTCAATCTATAGGTTACCACTATTATATGACTCCTGAGACTGCTCAACTTGGATTGGAAAAATTACCCCAATCTATAAATAATTTGCCTACTAAATGGTCATGGGAAAACTATAAATTTCTCCCAGATATGAAAGTTTTTAAAGATGCCAAGTACAAATGAATGGGATTCATTAACTAAAGTTATAGTTGGAGTTGCAGACAATGCAAAAGTTCCTGAGATTGATGTTAGTGTAAGAACTGTAAATTATGCTGATTTAGATAATACTGATAGCGTAATAATAGGAAAATATCCCGATCAAGTTATAAACGAAACTAATGAAGATTTACAAGAATTTGTAAATTTTTTAGAAAATGAAAGTGTAGAAGTAGTTCGTCCTAAAATTACCGACTGTGCATATTACAACTATTGTCCAAGAGATAATATTTTTATACACAGCGATTTAACTATAGCAACTCCAATGCCTATTAGAGCAAGATATAAAGAGTGGAAAGCAGTTGAACATCATCTCGACAATCCGATCGATCTTAATATTAATCATCAAGACAGTTTATATAATTTAGATTGCATAGGTGATAAAGATACACTAGCATTAAAAGAATTTGCGCCGGCATTTGATGCTGCAAATGTAATACGTGCAAATGACGATGTATTATACCTAGTTAGTAACAGCGGAAATAAATTAGGAGCAACAATGCTACAAGGAATGTTAGATAATGTTAAAGTGCATCTACTTGAAGGCGTATACAGTTACATGCATATTGATAGTACTGTTGCTTTCTTACGTGAAGGATTAATGTTATTAAATCCGAGCCGTGTTAAAAGACTAGATCAGTTACCTGAAGCTTTTCGTAATTGGGATGTAATTTGGTGTCCTGAACCTACTGATATTGGACATTTTACTAATTATTGTAATGCAAGTACATGGATAAACATGAATCTTTTTAGTGTAAATCCTAATCTAGTTGCTTTAGAAGAAAACCAACACAATTTACGTAAAGAATTAGAAAAACATAATATAGAGTGTGCTATGCTTCCGATGAGACATCAGCGAACACTAGGCGGCGGATTTCACTGCGTTACTTTAGATTTGCATAGAAGTTAATGTATCCTGTTTTAAGTTTTATACAAAATGACAACGAGATAGCTGTTGGTAATTATTTGATGAAGAATGAAAAAATTTCTCTTACCTCTCAATTAACAGACGCATTCACTGATTTAGGTCTCAAAAAATCAGATTGTAAGATTATATTATCAGGTTATAGTAACATAACAATTAACTTAAACAAATTACTAAAAAGGATTAAGCAAAGAAATATAGAAAAAATTTATTTCTTTATAGAGGATGTTTATAGATTAAAAATAGGCAAAGAAGAAGCATTATTTGATACACATTTAATAGAGAAAAATCCTAATACTATACGTGCTGGTGAGTTAGAAATAATAGAATATATAATAAAACAGTTAGATCTGAAAGAATATGAAATCTATCATTGTGAAACTAACGGAAATATTGTTGCAAAGAATCATAATCTAACTGTAGGTTATTATGATGTCTTTGTATTATGTGCTGCTCGCGGAATGGAGTTTAGGACTCATGTTAATACACCATTAGATAATAAATTAGAATATAAACTTTGTTGTTTTAACCTTAGAAACGATTGGCATAGGTATATGTATGCAGGACTTATTTCATCTCATCCTGATATTTTTTTAACTTTAAATACTTATCATGACTCTGATGTTGTATCTAATTATAACAATCTAGTTCCGTTAAAGAATTTTACTACAGATCTCAAAGAACAATTTATCAAAAATAACAATTCAATTTTAGTCAAACATCCGTTCGTATGGGATGGTATCAAAACTGAAGAACACGGTCAATATCATATCGATGATAATAATTTTTATATACAGTATAATACTACTGAAATTTCAGCAAAAAGTTTTTTAACGGTAGTCACTGAAACGAGATACAATAGTCCTATGCAAAACTTTAGTGAAAAAGTTATCAAACCTATATATATAAAACGTCCTTTTCTACTTTTGGCGCCTGCTGGAACTTTAAACTTACTAAAAGAATTAGGATTTAAGACTTTTAATAATTGGTGGGACGAGAGTTATGATACTATCACTGATCCGGTTAAAAGACTAGAATCAGTGTATCAACTTAGTATAAAAATATTATCAAAAGATTACAATCAACTTAAAAAAATATTGATTCAGATGGAAGATATTCTAGAACATAATAAACAGCATCTAGACAATTTAGGAAAAGAAATGGCAAAACTAAGGCATACCGTTAATATCTAGTTTCGGATTTTGTTTTATTTCAGTCTGACAATATTTTTGTATTTCATCCAAATTTTTAAATTTTTTAAATTGGTTTGTTAATTGAGTATGTAGTTTTTGAAATTTAGTTATTGTTGTTTTTTTAAGTTCAAGACCTAATTTAGGATAAATGTTATTTTTTACATGATATAAATGAGTAAGGATGTCAGGGTGCGAGTCAATTTCTTTTATAGAATTATCAAATGACATATTGACTTCGTTGGGAAATATTTCTATTGTATTACTATTATATAATAATTTGCTATAGTTCTTTTCATTTTTTGATGCATTGTTATAATCATCAATATTAGGATCACGAATAGTTGCCTGGTAATTTATATTAAAAATCTTATTTGATGTATATATTGCTGTAGAATTTTTAATTAAATCATTATTAAAATGATGATGCTTTTTTATAAAAGCACGATCATAAAACGGATTGTTATAAATATTGCCGCCGCATAGCCAATCATGATGATACCTATCTTCTCGAGTCCACGATGTCCAATTAACTATAATTAGGTCAGTATCGGTAAATTTATTTATTAGGTCAGCATTTATCAAACGATGCTGTATTGCTACATTTCCTGCGCCGGACAACCCCCAGTTTTGATATTCTATTTGTAAATCATCAGCAATTATATCAGCCCATGTAGGCCAATAAAAATTTGTATAGCTACACCCAACTGCGATGAATCGACTAAAATTTTGCATAGCTTCCCCAAGGAGTGTCTTTAAGATGATTAAAATTATGTATTAGTATAGGTTGTATCTTGTAATACATTTCAATCCATTCGTGTTTGCTTTTTCTATTTAAATTTTGCATTAATTTACAAATTGCATCCATCCGTTGCACCGGGTCTCTAATGGTATCATAACTTTCATCCCATACACTATCAAATGTTTTAAATCCTAACTTTTTAAAATATTTCAAACTAAACTGTTGGCCTACTAATACAAAAGGATGCATTGCACAAACAGGTTTAAATATTTTTTCACTAAAAAACATTGATGTATTATAATATTCATAAAAGTATGTTTCTGTAATGGCACTATACCAAGTGTTAAGGTAAGTTTCCTTAAAAAAACTCTGTGCTTGATTTGTTTCAAACTCGGTAACATCAAGATATAATGGTGTTAATTGTTCTATAGCTTTTATATTTCGATCATCAAAAGCAGAATGATTAAAAAATATATCTCTATTTAAATTAGTCTCATCAAGGTTAAGTTTATCAAAACTTAATTCACTTCCGTTTATCATATTGTAATGATTTAACATTGCTAAAAATGCTACTCGATGTGGTCTTATTACTCTATTAAGACAGCTAAATGTTTTTATATCATTATGCTGTTTGTAATTAATATGTTCTTCAAATGTAAGAACTGATATATCATTTTCTGGAAATGTAAAGTTATTGTCATTGTATCCCGAATAAAAAAATCCGTCTTTAGCTAATCTAGCAAAAAATAAATCACAAATAATATTCATCTTTTCTTGTATATTATTTTCTTTACACCATCGATCGTATAATTCGTTTTCCATAAGATTTGAGGTAGAATAAAAAATTTTAGATAACGGAATATTGTGTATTTTACATTTATCGTGTATATTTTTATAATAACATATTTCTTTTTCTTCGAACGTACTATCATTGACCCATAACGGAAAAGATTCTAGACACTGATCAATATGTATAACTCCATTACCGTTAATTATATATTTTAATATTTCAAACTGTTGTTTATTAAGAACATCAAATAAGTTCGGCATAGTAGGATGATCTGAATTTTTATATCCTAGCCACCAATGCGGTCCTTCAGTTGTACCAATTTCATATATAATAAATTTACCTTGCTTACGTGCTTCATCAAACGATAGTGTTGTAATTGTATTTTCATTTAAAATATTATTCATAACAAAATATTGTGCTAACCTTACTCGAGGCCTATCAGGATCATACTCTACTATTGAACAATTAACTCTTACAATATCCTGTGTTCTAACTATCATAATTAGTAATTTCTCCTGTACCAACTTTAACATACGGAATATTTTTAACAGTAATACTATCAAGCCAATCAATTAAGATAGACGGAAATGCTGTTGAAATATTTTGATTTCGACGTTTGTCGTATTGCTGATAAAAACTTTTAAAATCATGTTGCAGTTTTTCTTTTTCAGGATCTGCACGTCGGTGTGGAGTTTGTACTACTTCGATATAATCAATTAATCTTTTAATTTGTGCAAGTTCGCCTTCACCTAATTCTGGGATACCTTTATTTTTCTCGTACCATTCTTTTAGATTATCATGACAATGTTGTTTTATATGGTCTGGGAAAGCTAATGGGCTCATAAAACTCGGCCATCTAAGTATATTCAAATCTACATGCGGTTTATGATACCCGTATTTTTTCTTTAGAGAAATCATGTCATCTAAAAAATCAGTAATGCTAAACAAACTTAAACTTGTTATAGTCATCATAATCGTAATTGCTCTAAATTCAGCATTTTCAATAAAAAATATAAGATTATTACGCCACTCGTTATAGTCTAATCCATCTCTGATGTATTCAGCTTGTGCGCCATATGCTTCGCAACTTGTGTAAAGATCAAACTCTTGCAGTCCTGATTCTTTTGTAAATTTTACTAAATCATCTAAAAGATCTTTTTTAATGCATAGATTACTATTAACTGCCATACGTAAAGTTGGTGTAGAGGTTTCTTTAACCAATTTACAAAATTGCCAAAATTGATGACTCATTGCCGGTTCGCCGCCTGTAATACGTATTTCTTGTAATTCTTTACTTAATTCAGGCCACCATTCAAAAAATGCCTTTACATACGGATTTCCTTCATTAAACTTTCCGTAAGGCTCTGCCCATTTTCCAGTATGTCGATAAGCGCCAGCGCCATCACTTTCCATATTTTGGTAAGGTCCGTTCTTTTTAATGTCATTACCCCACGTAGTGCTATAACCACTGTTACAATAGCTACACGCCAAATTACAAGTTCTATCAAAGCTAATTTCAAGTGTTCGAGGCATAACATCAGCATAGGGATCCGCATTAGCTATTTTATCAATATCATTTTGATCGTATATCATACTTTTATATACTCTATCAGATATATTTTCTCTGCCAATATCTTCAATTTTCCAGCAGTATTCACATTCTTTCGGACGTTCTCCTGTAAGCATACGCTCTCGTTGTTTTTTCTTATGAGCAGTATTATGTATTGCGCTTGGATTTTCTGCTAGTGCATCTTTGTCGATTGGGTGAGGTATCGGAAGATGACAACTATGCGTGTATCCGTGTCCTAGATGTATACTAGAATTATACCACTTAGCTGCACAAAAGCTTGGGCTTACGCTATCTAAAACTTGTTGACGCCATTTGAATAAGTTATCACTCATATAAGATTCCTACAGTTAAAATAAAATTCTTCCATTTCAGGAAAAGTTTTTAAAAAGTTTGTTCCTCGTCTGCGATCATGTTCATCGACAAATTTTACAAAATCTTTTCTATTTTGATCAATGTCTTCAATATGCGTATCTCGCATAACATAAAAAATTCGTTGCATACGGTTAATTTCGTATTCATAAAAACCCATGCCGCACAACGGAGGCCAATAAGCATGTTCTTTTTTATTATACATAAATGTAACTTGATCTTCTATTAGATCTAAATAGTGCTTGTCTAATAAGAAAACAGTTTGGTGCCAGGGCCATCTTAAATATGCTACGTCCATACTTACTGGATTTCGTCTTTCGGGTCCTGTATTATATTCTAGTCTTAATTTTAAAAAATCATCCATAAACTGTTTGTAGCTAGTTACGCTCAGAGCATTGTATGTAGCCATATTAGTTAATTTACCATCATGGATTTCACTTAGCACTCTATGACAATTATCGTACCATTCGTTATAATTTAACCCATTACGTATATATTCTGCACGAGCGCCGTGGGCTTCGCAGCTTGTATAAACTTTTATTTCTTTTACTAACCCTTCACTTGTAATTCTATTTGCCTTTTCTATAAACTGATCTAATAGTTTTTTTGGCACACATAAATTACTATTTACATTTAGTTCTAACTCTGGATTAGGATTTTCTATTATGTAATCAAGAACCTTAAACGTATCCTTTGTCATTAACGGTTCGCCGCCTGTTATCCTAAATACTTTTAGACTTGGATATAATTCAGGCCACCATTTCCAAAATGCTTCTACATACGGATTATATTCCTTATGAGGTATTGGCATTTTATTTTGTAATAAAACATTATCTAAATTATTAAAATTAGTACTAGTTGGATAAGGGCCACTCTGTTTGATTTCTTCCATCCATTTACTACTAACTTCAGGAGAGCAATACGAACACTTAAAATTACAAACATTGCTAAAACTAACTTCAACGTAACTCGGATTTACATCCTCTTGTCCGGTTTTATTTTTAATACTATTAAGATGAGGTAATGCCCAGTCTTCGGAACTTTTTGTTATTCTATCACTAAAGATATTTTTGTCTTTATTAGAATCTTCAGCACGCCAACAATAGTCACATTCTTTAGGGCGCTGTCCATTTAACATCATTTTACGTTGTTGTTTTTTAAACGTAGTATTATGTAATGCACTAGGATTATTATCTAATTCATCAAGTGGAACTCCGTGCGTTTTAGGATGATGACAACTATGGTTGTGTCCTGTTTGCAAATGTAAAGTTACTTGCTGCCATTTAGCAACACACAAACTGCTACTAGTTTGGTCAAGAAGCGACTCTACTTCTATATATTTGTCTCTAATATCCATTATTACTCCGGATTAATAAATTGTTGATTAGCAGTACGAGCAGGATTCTGGTACACTGTCTTAAAGAACTCACTTTGTTGTGCGTTTAACGGACTTTCTGCAATCGGTATTTCAAGTTCTTTAATAAGCTTAATACCGTATTCTTCAATAGAGTCTTCTAGTCCGGCCATTGATACTTTAGGTTCAATTTCATTCCAATAATTATTAAGATATTCAAAGTCACGTACATTGATAAAATTCCAGTCTGTACACATAGTTTTGTACAGTCCTTCTCTAGCACCGTAAATAGCCCATTTTCCGTTTTCTACATCTGCACCTACCATTAACCAAATATATAATCGATGCAAATTTTTCCAGTGACTTTTAAGTAACTGTTCTTTTGTTACCCCGATGCCTTGGTCTAGTGTCATCTTTACACCTTCTCTAAATCCAGCACGCCATGCTTGATGCGAAGTAGCGTTATTCATTATTTCGCTATAAGTGCTATTCATTTGTATATATTTTATATCCCAACAAAAGTCAACTTGTGCATGGGCGTTATTTGGATCTGCATTTTCATGTGTACGCATGTTAAGAACATAGTTTTTTGGCCAGCATTTAATTCCACCGTTGCCGTATGTTAATCCATTAATTGTATTTTTAGCAGTCCAACTAATTACACTAGTGGACAAGTTAGCATGTTCTTCAAAATCTATTTCTTGATTAAGAAATCGTTCATCTATAATATTATCACCATCGATTGTAATAAACCGATCAGTTTCGCTTAGTTCTGCACAGGCCTTGTGTGCCGCATCTGATCCTTCAACTCCATGTACACGTTTAGCCCATGGCACTTTATTACACAAATCTGCATAGTTTTTTTCAGCATTTGGTTCATCATATGACAAATATATAATATCATAGTCAGTCACTCTAAACTTTTTGTTCATTTAATTACCCTATAGACATAAGTGTCAAAGAACTTATTTGTATATATACTTACTTGCTTATCGGTGCTTTCCCAATCGTATTTGAAAGATATATGTATGCTACTATCTCTGAGTAAATCATTTACTGGAATTAGAAAATGTCTGTATAAGATATTAGGATCATTTAAGGCTGTAACAAAAATAGACAAACTTGTATTTCTGATACTTTCTAAATTTCTAAAACTTATGTCGTCTTGTACTGCAAGTGAAGTTATAAAACTCCAACAGTTCGTAGTTAAATCTCTTTTAATTGTTAAGTCCTCAATATCAATTCCTTGAGAATACTGATAAAGATAATTATTATTTAAAAATGACTGTCCAATAGCTGTTAGTGGTTTAAACGGTAAGTTTATATTTACATCTTTATAAAGAACTACATCTCTTAAAATTTTTTCATAATGGTTAGCATTAAATTTTGTGTTTGATGGTATTACATCTTTCGCCTTATACACAACATTATCATGCCAGACATGTTGACCTTTAAGATGTTCAAGATCTTTATACCATACATCAACATGTATGCCTTTATATATTTCTTTATGGTAGTAATCATTATATACTTGTTTAATTTTATATATTCTATCTCTTATTTCACGAGAGTTGTTTTTAAGATCTCTACGTTTCAGTACATTAATTCTTTGAGAGTTATCGTATGTAACTAGAAAATCACTATATTTGTATCGACCTTTAATAATATCTTTAACTTGTTCATGATTAACTCTTAATATACCGTAATCATTAATTTCACTAATATTGGAAATTTTTTTAATCATACCAGTTAACTCGTCATAGTATACATAACTGTCAGACGACGATTCTATTTTTTTGTTTATACGTTTAAGAACGTTTATAAGATCAGACATTTAGAATACTTTCTATTTCAATATTGTCAAGAAAATTAGACTCAGTGTAGTGTAAAATTCCAGACTGCCGGTGATTGCCTAATTTCAATTCTATATTTTGGTCAAAGTATACACCTAATGACGCTTGCCACGAGTCATAATAACGTCTCCATTCTTGTATCTTAGGTTTCATATGAATAAAAGTAATTTCAGTATTTTGTTTATTTGTAACTTTATCTTCTATACCTAATATCATGATTGCTAGTGCTGATGCTACATCAATGCTTAGATTAAACGGAGTGTCTTTTGGTAGAAATTTCTCATAAAATATTTCCCAATCCTTGCATATTAGCTCTAGCATATCAAAGAAATCATCTGCTAGTTTGCATTTTTTAAAATAGTACATACCTGTATATATATTAGGTAAATTATTAGCCACAAATGTTTTACGGTACGCATCGCTAGTAACTAATTTATCTCTATATGTTTTTACCTGGGTAGTAAAATATAATTCATAATTGCTAAAATAGTCCCACCAAGATGAAATATCCTGTAGTATAAACATGTCAGTATCAAATACTACTGTTTCGTCATACGGAGTACTATGATATACTTTCCAACGATTTTCTACCTTCCATATAGAATTAGCAGCAGCATCGCCGTATGGTATAGGAATAATATGATCAAATAACTTTCTATACTCTTCTGGTATTATGTCGTTAGTTATTACAGATATTTTTGCATTAGCATTAAATTTATGTAGACTTGCTGCTAAGTAACATGCTTGCTTTATATAATCATCAAATACTACAGGTTCTAGTTGAAATAAATAATTGTAATATAAAACTTTATCGCCTGCTTTTGCATCTTCGAACCATAATGATTTATTTGCATCTTCATATAATTTTATGTCTGTCACAATTATTTCAGCTGTTGATTTGTTTATATCTTTACTATTACATGTCATTTTATAAACGATATTATCTTTTAGCACATGTTGATCTGTAACATACTCTAGATTATCATAGTAAACGTCAACATGTATACCTTTATAAATCGAAGTTAATTCATACGGAATTTTATTGTCTTGTTGTTTAACTGTGTAAAGTTTATTAGTTGATAACACTAAATCGTTAGTGTGAGCACGATGAAAATCTAATCGAGTATTTTCATCATCAATTAGTCTAACATCCTTTACAATTAACTGTAAATCTAATTCTTCAAAATTTGTAAATGTCTTACTTGTTTTATTAACCTTATATACAGATCCATTATTATAAATATGCTGACCTTTTATATAGTCCATCTCTTTATACCACACGTCAACGTAAATGCCTTCATATTGAGGTAAAAGATCGTGATTAGGTGCAATTCTATAATTGTAATCTAAATTATTTTGTGCTACAATAACATATCCTTTACTCATTATTAATAATTCTCTCTAAACTAAATTTATTCATTACGTGTACATCTAATCCGGTAGTACTCAATAAAGTATACTGTCCTTCATACTTTTTCTTATGTACTAAGAATGTCATATTATTATCTTTAACACTCCACAATACGTCTTTATCGATTGTATAATAATGTTTACCCGGAAGCTGTATAGACACTTGATTATTACTAGTAAACCCGTTCATAATATGTAATGCAATACTAAATGCAAAATCATTTCTAAATAGGGTTGAATTTATGTCATACATGTTTTGATAGTATTTCCAATTTTCTTCTATATGATCAATAAGATTAAAGTAGATGTCGTTCTTTTTAGACTTTTCAAAGTACACTACGGTGGCCCAATAAAAGTCAACACTTTTATCACTTATATACTCAAACTCACTAACATCTCTTACATTAGAAATATCGTAGCTATCTTTATACATCATTAAGTCAGATGTCATATCGAAACAGTTATTAAGAATATTACTAGAAACTAGGTAGTCAGTATCCATTAATATAGTTTGGTCGTATGGAGTATTATAGTATGCGACTGTCCGGCTATGATTTTTAAACATTAATATCTTATGCGCCATTGCACCATCATAATATATTTTATTGTTATTAGATACTTTATAATCAGTAGAAATTATTTTATCAAATACATTATTTGATGTTTCTACTGCATAATCGTGACTATCTGTTATCAGTGTCACTGGTAGTTTTAGATATTTTCCTATGCGTTTTGCGCAATATATTGCTTGTTTGACATAATCAACAGCACCGTTATTATTTGCAATTAATACTACTCCTTTAGTCATTGTTTACTAAAGATCCAACATCTCTATTTTTTGCCAGTTGGGTATATTTTTGATGGTATGTATTTGCTGTTTCAAAATATTTTGAAAGTATCTCATCTAAAAACATTTCAAGATCGTTAATTTGGATCGGTATATCATTGTCATCAACTAAAATAATATTTTCGATATTACCCTTTTCAACAAGTAACGTTACAAATGTAATAAGTTCTTTAGTAATAGTAAATTGACCGCCTTGCACAAAATATAATAACGACTGAAAATAATTTTCCTTAATCATTCTTTTTTGATTGTTAATTGTTGCAATATAGTTTGAAAACTCAAGTGCTTGTGATAATCGCTCGTCCATAGAATACTCCTAGTTTAACTTATTATAACATAAAATTAAGAGTGTGTCAAGTACCTGATGATAAATTTGTTATTACAGCATAAGTAGGTTCGTTTACTTTTACTGTATCATATACTGTGCCATCTATAGTAACTGTACCCCAGGGTTTTACAGCTTCGACTTGGCTTGTTAATGTACCTGTAACTAATTCATCAACATCTGGAAATCCATCATTTGCATCAGCTGGCGTTAGTGCAGAGTTACTTACATCGTCATATGTAATTCTAAAATCTAAACGAGAATCACTTACTTCTTTTACTTCAACTGTATAAATGTTTGGTGTATAAGCTACAGGACTACGAGATAAAATTATTTGGTATGAGCCTGTTAAACCGTTATAATTTCCTAACGAACTTGATACTGTTTTATTTGCGCCGTCGAGTGTATAAGTTTCATCGTGACTAAAATTTAATGTTCCATAATCAAGTGCATTTGCCCAGTCTGTGCCTTTTGCTGTTGAATTACCTGCTAGATCAGTGTATAAACGGATTAACCCGCCTGCATTAAAATAATGTCGCCTGTGTTCGGCATTTGTCCAAGTTAGACTAAATTCATGTACTACTTTTACATTCCATCCTGTAGTGCGTTGATTAGCAGCATAGGCAACTTCGTCTACTTGAGAAGTATGAACAACAAATTTATCCGTTTCTATAGTAGTAATAAGAGATTGTAAATTAGTATAATAAAGATGCTCTACTAAATCTGTATCAGTAGTGTTTGTTGTATAGTCACCTGTAACAAAGTCATCAATTGTAAAATTTGCTGCGCCTATTTGGTGTACTCGTGAGCGTACAACATCTATATACAAATCTTCGTACTGCTGTGCTGCAATTAATGTTGATTGCGGAGCAGTTGGTTCGTGTGTGTCACTATTACTACTTTGTCCCCAGCCTGTTTGTGGTGATCCAGCAAGGCTAGTTGTTAATATAGCAGATATTTGATCTTGCAAACTATTATAATTAGCCGCAGTAATTTTTATTGTTGTGGGCATTTACACTCCCTCATATAGTTCAGTAACTATTTCGTATACTGGTGGCGGTACTTCTACATTAAAAATATTATCTGCAGGATCATCAAAAACACCCTTGGCTCTAAAATGTCCAATTGTTGCGGACATATCACCTACAACTAAATCATCATCTTCGCCTGAACTATCTGCATCATCGAACTCATATTTAAATTCTATAATTCTATCACTAAGTAGTTTTGCACTTATTGTAAAAGTGTTTGCTGCATAAATTCCTCCAAGTGTAATTCCTGAGCTTGATTTAGAAAATAATAGTTGATAATCTAGTAGATCTAAGTCGTTATTACCTATCGGATAAACTATTCCTTGTGCAGTTCCTATCGTTTCGTCATATCCAAATTTGGCTACACCAGCTGCATTTAATAAATCAGTCCAATCAGCAGCTTTTGCTCCTTCAGGCAGATCTAAATCTGCCTCCATTCGTATTTCGCCGCCACTGTTAAAAAATGCACGTCGATGATCAAAATCGTCAAATACAGCCTTTACAACAAATTCAATCTTTGTATTCCAGCCGTCAGTTCGTTGAGACATCGAAGGTTGTCCTGTGTTAATTAATTCACCAGTTTCTGCTACACCTTGTGTAGAATGACACACAAATTTATCAACTTCAATATTATCCATTAGTAATTCAAAGTCTGCAAAACCTTTTGCAAACCCTTCTGGGTCAATTGTTTCAATTCCAGCATTGTCTACAAAGAAACTTTCTCCATCTGCAATAATATTACTATCTTTTATTATGCGAGTGTTTTTAATAATGTCAGTTATTTCATTATTATCTAAACCAATTTGATGGATTCGAGCTCTTAACAAATCAATATATAGCTCATTTATATCAGCTGCCGTTGCAATGTTCCTATTACTTAGAGGATCTGTTGATACTTGTGAGCTAGTTTCTGCTGGTCCATAATTTCCTGTTGATTCGCTATAACCTTGTTTATAACCAAAGTCTCCGCCACCAAATCCTAAAATTCTTGTGATACGTGTCTGAAGGTTATTAAACCGGTCTGCTGTAACTGTATCACCTATAGCCATTTACTATCCTAAAAAGTTGTTATATTTTCATAATATGGAGCAGGAACCTCCACGTTTAAGTATATATCATTTTCGGAAGCAAAAGTACCTTTAGAACGGTAGTGATTTACAAAACTACGCATTGTTCCTTGCACATACTGGAAAGAATCAGCAGATACGTCATCATAAACCATTCTAAATTGTATTTCTGATGCATTAATTTCTTTTGCACTTATTGTAAAATTATTACCTATGTATCTGCCTTCATCGTATTCGCCACGACTTTGTTTTACAAACAACGGCCCAATAAGATTTGTTCCAGTGTACACATCGTATTGATTTGAAAGTTGATAATTTCCAATTCCTGATAGTATTGTTGGCGGTGATGTAGTGTCAGTGCTTGTAGATTCACAATAATTATAGCCAAACTTAATTGTTCCGGCTAATGATAATGTTTGTGCCCAATCTAAAGATTTATTACCAGCGGGATTATTTAATAATGCACTTATTTGTAATTGGCCGCCACTATTGAAAAAGTGTCTGCGGTGATTTGCATTTCTAAAACGCACTCGTACTTCGTGTGTTAATTTAAAATCCCAAGGTCTTACTCTAAAGAAGCTTTCGCCTGTTTCTTCTACTGCCATTGAATCGTGAACAAGAAATTTATCTCGTTCAACAAGACTCATCATACGTTCAAAGTCACGCATACCTAATAATTCGCCGTCTGGATCTTCAGATTCAACAGCTAGGTCTGAAAAGAAATTACTAGTTTCATCTGCTATAAGATTTAGATTAGGTTTTAGTCTAGCATTACGAACTGTGTTTGTAATTTCTTCATTTTCGTATCCAATTTGGTGGATTCTCGCTCGTAATATATCAGTATAAAGCTCATTAATATTTTCAGCAGTAGCAATATTTCTGTTACTTTCGTTTAATATTGAAACTTCACTGCTTGATACACGCCCGCCATAACCTGATATGCCTTGGCCGTACCCTGACTGGGCATTACCGCTGCCCAGTATAGATGATAATCTTTTTTGTAAAAGGTTAAACCTTGATGCTGTAATTATATCAGCAGCCATTTATTTTTCCTTATACTTTAAGAACGCACTCTACTAGTTTTTCATTTTCATCTAAG